GTGTCTCCACCCATCCAATTCTCATACATTTTCATTAAATTTTGTGACCACTCATCATTAGCGGTGACAGTATTAACAGTTCTCTGTTTATCCATGTTAAATTTTAGACAGTCTTCTAGGATCTATTTATATCTCTAATATCCTTTACCCACGCACGAAACATTTCACCACCCTCAGTAACACAGATAACATAGTTCACACCTGCTCTATGAATCTTACCTTTCTGTCCTGTAATAGCATTCATTACCACATCACCCTCAACAAACACTTGCTTTTTACGGTAATGCTGTCTTAGTGCTTGTTCACGTAGTTTTTTAAAGTCCTTCATTTAAAATTTGCAGGTAGGTTTGCTGCTATCTCTATCATCATAGCACGACATTCCTTATCATTCAAGGAAGTGGGTATACCAGCACGAAATGCCTTGAAATCACCAGCAAATGCTGCTCTCCTCATCTTAGTACCAGACACAGCAAAGGTATCACCATCTGCATCTCTAGAACCTGAAGATATAATTTCTAAAACACGGAATGAAAAGTCTTTATCGTTACCATTATACTTATGAAGAAACTGCATTGCAGAAACCCTGTCAGATCCTACTAAAAATACTGCTTCATCATATCCATCCATCATTAGATCTTTCATGATAGCAACAGGTTCTCTAGGACCACTATGAAACTTACCTTTATGCTCAGGAAACATTTTAGTTATCCAATACAACTTTCTATCTGGTGGAAGTGGATTCTTTCCTTTCTTATCTACTGTCTGTGAAATGTAAATACGATAGTCTCCACCAGCAGCAGTACGTTTGACACCAGCAAAGTTGTCTTTGTGTCCTGAAGTAGGTGGTTGAAACCTACCAAATGTAAAGTAGCATCTTTTACCCTTTAACGCCATTTCTTTGCCAAAGTAAAGTTGATGTAGGAGAACTCCAATCGGTTAACAAACTTAATCATATCACCATTCCTATGTAGGACGTAACCCTCTGGTCCAGTGACCTTATATCCTTGGTCTGTCTGAGCAAATGTTCTAAAAGTTTCAAGGTGATCTAGTTTTTCAATAACCATCTGCTTGACTGTCTGCAACTCTTTATACAATCCAAGCATAGACTTAAATTTATACTGATTATCTCTCAGATAATTCTGACTATTGTGTACTAACTTACTCTTCTGAGCCTTAGTTGCTGGTGTCTTGAGTTTATCAAGCATTACTGTAGTCTTATCATAATAAAAATTATAAAGATTTTCAAATGCTGTATCTGCATTGGTAATAGTACGTGCTGCTTTAATTTCAGCATTAAAAAATGGTTTTAAATATGACGCAACATGCCATTTTTCATCACCAGTAGTACCTTTATTAGTAACCAACTCATCAAGAAAATCACCACATTTCTTACACATATTCTCAATATCGGATACATGTTTATCAAACTTAACTTCTTCCTGATGATTCAACCCAACCTTATGCATTGGAGTATCATTATTAATGACTGCTACATCTGAGTTCTTATTAAATTTACTAATATCAACACCAGCAACTGCTTGAGCATCTTGTACCGACTTACCTTTATAACTTGTATGAAATACTATTCCAATTTTTGCATCTGCAATTTCTTTTCCTATAGGATGATCAACAGGAATACCATATGTAATAGTATTAGGTCTAAAAGTAATTAATTTTTCTCCATCAATAGTTTCTACATTTTTATCAGAAGAAGTAAATAATAAATCACCTTGAATAATACCATCTATACCAAGATCATAAAAATACTTAAGAGATTCTTTTAATTTTGTTGCAAGATCTCCTCCTCCATAGTATCTTTCAACATCATCCATAGTGAAACACTTCTTGGGGTCAGTCTTATTAAAAACTGATTTAGTTCCAACAAAGAAAGCACCTGTTATTGGTTCTGTTCCACACACAACAGCAGGAGCACCATCCCATTTGGTCTGCATGAAACCTGTACTGTTATCACACCCAAGCATCTTTCTTAATTCCTTGAGAAAACCAACCGCAGCCTTACATCCCTCAACTCCGTAGTTGAGCATCTCATCTTCCAGATGTTCTAAGTGTTTTAACTGTGTTACGTTAGCCATTATTTCTTAGTATAATCTCCATTAGTACGACTCGGCCATAAACCACCTTGAGTATTTCTTATATTAAAACTAAATTCATACATTGCTGTTTCAAATACCATATTAACTCTCTTACCATCACCTTTACTACCACCATATTGTACCTCCATAATATTACTACTCAACTTAGATGCACTTACAGCATACCTTTTATTAACTTCATAAAAATGGAACTTACCATTAATAAAATGAGCCATCCAATATCCATATCCAATACCAGTAAATGCCATCTTCCGAACAGCTTTTACTTGTTCTGGACTTAACACAGTTTTAACTATATGATCTTGCTGAGTTTTTACTCCCTTCTTATATCTTTTAAAAACATCTATGAATCTTGTTTCATCTATATTAAACATATTTAATAATGTTTTTCCGTCCTTTGGAATCTCTCCTTGCTCCATCTTAGATGTTGGAAAAAATGGTATGGCATCTTTCTTTTTACCTTGAACACCTGAATTAAAAAATGATAACGTACCACCATATTTTACAGAGATATAAAATGTTCTTGCATTTGTTGTAAGCTCACCATGTTTTCCACCATATTGAATTGTAATATCTGTCAAGACATCTCCCACAGATTGTCCTTCTCCTTTACCTCCTGGTCTAATAATAACTCCACCACCAGATCCTATTGCTAGAGGTCTACTTTCATTAGCACCACCAGCATGGTTTACATAAGATGGACCCATAATATTTTTATTATTTCTCCTCGCTTCTTTTAGAAGTGCTTCATTTATTATACTAACATGCTTATTATAGTCCATCTTTGTCCAGTCTTTTGAAGTATCAAGCATTGCTTCAAAAGTTTTAGCTAACTTCCCTTCATACTCCAATCCAAAGTTAGTTGACTTACCACCTTTTTTACCACCACCAAATTCTTCAGGAGTTTTAACAAAATCCTTAAGGTCTAAATCTATCTCATATTGTTTAATACTTTCATCCTCTGAAGTAGCACGAAATTCTATACCACAACCACCTCTAAACCCCATAATGATAGTAGATTCAAAAAGTTGTTGTAGATCATTCCATTTCCACTTAGGTTCATCAACAGTAAAACTAAAAACTTCTACTTTTCCATTATGATCACGTTTATGTTTTAAAATAACCTCATGTACTTTAACAATTCCTACATCAGTTGCAAACCTATTCTTACGACCATTCCTTTCAAAAAGCTTATCAAAAAATATAGTAGACCTATTCTGATAGTCTCCATCATGTTGTTTTCTAGCTAGATCGGATGGTTCCATTACAAATCCATTAAAAAAGAGGGTATGATCCCTCTTATTTATTCTTTATTTGGTATTACTGCTTTGTATTTTTCATACAACTCACCAATCTTGGGTTCAGTACCACGTGATTTCCATAATTGAGTAAGGATAAGTACCATGTCTTCCATAGGAACTACTACAGATAGATTACCATGAGTACGTGGTTCCAATTGCTCTGGTGATAACTCTTGTATCTGTATAGAATCTAGCATGTGTAGTGGGATATCACTCATCTTCTTTATAAGGGTTGTGCTTGTTTTCTATTTTACGAAGACCTCTATAATAGACTAACAATTTATCCAATTCAGCATTACTAACATCATCAGTAAGTGCTTGAATTACTACTTGCTTAAGAGCATGTGTTGCATTTTGATATACTTGATAACTCATCTATCACCTGCTGCACGAACTTCTGATTTCTCTACTGAGAATGATCCACCTGGATATCTCTTCTCTAATTTCTTGACATTACCTCTAATAACATCATCAAAAGGCACTTCCAAAGCTATACAAGCTTGTGCCACATACCACATAACGTCACCCAACTCAATAATAAGATGCTCTCTATTGTCGTCATTCCAAGGTTTACCTTGAAAGACCATCTTCTTAACAATCTCAAGAAACTCGCCAGACTCAGCAGCAAGCCCAACGCCAGCAGTGGTAAGACGTTCAATATTTGCACCCTCTCTGTCAAGTTCACCCAGACGGTCAGCAAGACTGACAAAATCCTTAGAACTATTGCTTGTGACAGCATCCACGAAATGAGAGTACTTATCAAAATCTATAGTCATAATTTAAAATCCTATGTTGTAATCATACATGATCATTGTTGATCTGTCAACCCATATATATGTTCCTTTAAGAATTGATGTGAACTAGGCAATGTCTTGACATACTTAATAGTAGTTTCTATATCACCCTTCCACTCCTCATATAATGCTTCTATTTTTTTAACTGCTTCTAGAGGATTCCCAGATTGACTTAGAATATATCTATCAAAGAAACTCTTTCCATAAGGCACGAATCCCATACCTGCCATTATATAATATATACCATCTCCTTGAGCAGGAGTAAGTGGCCAGTTATGTCCAACATTATCATGGTATAATAGTCTCTCATATTCATTAAGATCAATACCATCTGGTCTATGATAGGGAACAAATCTTTTTTGTTGATCTTGTAAACCAATAAAATCTCTACCTTCTGTTTGATATCTCCAATATGGAGTATCATTTCTAGAAGACAATTTATAATGGAATGCAACAAAATCTCTATAACTATTCAATTCAATTTGAGTTCCATGATTATGTTCATCAATAATAGATTGATTGATATTATTATCATACATGCGAAGCAACTCAGATGTTCTTCTCAATAATGCCAGAGTTGATACCAAAGAAGTAGATTCTAATGGTTCAACAAACCCATAAGAAAGACCTATACCAACAACATTCTTAACCCACGACTCTTTATGTACACCATGTTTAATATTAATCTTAAGTAAATCTACATCTTCAGTACCTAAATGACTTTTAAATTCTTCTGCTGCTGTATCATCATCTACAAAATCACTGGAATAAACATATCCTGTACCAATATTAGTCCACAAAGGAATATTCCAAACCCATCCATTATCAATAGCAGTACAATTAGTTTCGTTATGTAACTCTGTTTCTTTATCAACATAAGGAATATGAGTAGCCAATGCACTATCATTAGATAACCAAGGTTTGTATGATAAGTACTCAGATCCCATTGTTTGTTCTAACAAGAGTGATTTAAATCCTGTACAATCAACATAAAGATCTGCACTATACTTTTCACCAGATTGTCCAACAACGGATGTTACATATCCATTATCATCCTGTTCAACATTAACAATATCATCTTTATAATGGGTAACACCATTTGGAATACAAACATTATCTCTAACGTATTGACCAAATAACTCTGCATCAAAATGATATGCTGTCTCTCTATCAAATTCAAAATCTAAAACTTTATCCTTGTTTAATGTATTCCTATTATACCTTGCCAAGAATGTATTATGAGAACCACAAAACTCAGTATAAGTATCTGATGGCATATTATAATGTGCTCTCAATTGAGCCCAAGCACCTATATTATCTGGTCCTCTATCCCCTCCAAAAGGATAATTAAAAGAATGTCCTTTCTCCTTAAAATTTGTAAATTTAATATTGTTCTTGTAAATTGCATTACATGCTGGCATCCAATCCTTATCTTCCATATCCATAGCATCAAGAAATGCATTGAATAATACAATGGTTGATTCTCCGACACCAACAGTATCAATCTTATCAGATTCTACTAAAGAAATTTTTAGATCTGGATGCTGCTTTGCGAACATACCAGCAGACATCCATCCAGATGTACCACCACCAACTATCAATACACTTTTAATATTGTAATCAATCAATTGTCAAATCCATATATATGTTCCTTCAAGAATTGATGTGAACTAGGAAGTGTCTTAACAAATTTGATAGTATTTTCCATATCAGTTTGCCACTCCTCATATAATGTTTCTATTTTTTGAAGTGCTTCTTCACGATTGCTTTGATCAAGAACATATCTATCAAAGAAATTTTTTCCAAAAGGTTTTAATCCCATACCTGCCATTATATAATAAGCACCATCTCCTTGACCACGTTGAACTGGCCAAGCATGTGCTATACTTTGATGATATAAAATCTTTTCATAATCATTACTCGTATCTTCTAAACCAATAAGATTTCTTCCTTCTGTTTGATATCTCCAATATGGAGTATCATTTCTAGAAGACATTTTATAATGATAACTAACAAAATCTTTCCAAGTATTCATTTCAACTTGAGATCCATAATTGTATGCATCAATAGTAAACTGATTAACAGTATTATTATACAAGTGAAGTTGCTCAGATAGTTTTCCTAACATTATTATAGTTGATATTAATCCAGTACTTTCTAATGGTTCAACGAATCCATAAGATAAACCTATACCAACAACATTCTTAATCCATCCTTGCTTATGGCAACCATGTTTAATATCAATCTTAAGTAGATCTACATCTTCAGTACCCAAGTGACTATAAAATTCTTTCTTTGCTGTTTCATCATCTACAAAATCACTAGAATAAACATATCCTGTACCAATATTAGTCCATAAAGGAATATTCCAGACCCAACCATTCTCAATAGCAGTACAATCAGTGGAATTTGTTAGTTGTTTTTCTTTATTTGTATAAGGAATATGTGTAGCAATAGCACTATCATTAGATAACCAAGGTTTATATGATTTAAATTCAGATTCCATCTCTTGTCCCAACAAGCGTGATCTAAATCCTGTGCAATCAACATAAAGATCTGCACTATATTCCTCACCAGATTCCCCAACAACAGATGTTACATATCCATTCTCATCTTTCTTAACATCAACAACATCATCAGTATAATGACTAACACCATTCGGAAGAGCAACATTATCTCTAATATATTGACCAAACAAAGATGAATCAAAATGATATGCGGTTTCCATTTGGAAATTATAATCTAAAACCTTATGCTGATTTAATGTATTTCTATTATACCTTGATAAGAAGATATTATGAGAACCACAAAAATCAGCATAACTATCTGATGGTAAATCATAATGTGCTCTTATTTGAGTCCAGGCACTTGTAGTATCAGTTCCTCTATCCCCTCCAAAAGGATAATCAAACGAATGCCCTTTCTCTTTAAAATCATTAAATCTAATATTATTCTTATAAGTTGCATTACATGCTGGCATCCAATCTTTATCTTCCATACCCATTGCAGCAATGAATGCATTGAATAGTATAATAGTTGATTCTCCAACACCAACGGTATCAATATTATCAGATTCTACTAAAGAAATTTTTAGATCTGGATGCTGCTTTGCAAAGATACATGCAGCCATCCAACCAGATGTACCACCACCTACTACTAATACACTTTTAATATTCATACATTCCACTCAGCAAATTTAGATAATCGGTTTTTTGTTTCAGAGAACTGAGGCATCTCTTCCTCCTCTACATCCATAACAGATGTACTATCAGCAACATCATACAGTCTCATCTTAGATCTGTCAATACCTATCATAAACTTTTTGTTACTGGTAGGATCATTATATCTATTCTTCAACTGTTTGATCATTATACGTCCTTGGGATTCCAACTCCTCGCTAGAAATGAGAGCGAACATAAGGTCAGCAGTAGCAGGGAGTCCAAAGGATTCTGAAGTGTCAGTGAGGTCAGGATCACTAGACCCAAAACCAGCACGAGTAGTTTGAGTAGCACTGACAATCGGTACGTTATGTTCCACAGCAAGTCCACGAAGTTCTTCTGCAATCGCTTTAACATACGTATAAGAATTGACAATCGCACCCTTGTACCTCGCACTTGCACATATATTAAGATAGTCTATGAATATTATATCAGGTTTGAAGTCTTTTTTCAAGCTTAGGTCAGATAAGAGTGACTTGAAATGACCTACATGTGCGGATGCTGTAGGGTACTCTTTGATGATGAGTTTACCTTGTGTCTTTCTGGCAATCTCATTGACCTTAGAATTATATAATACCTCTGGTAACTCTGCTATATCTCTGATGTTGCAGTTGAGAAGATTTGCATCAATTCGTTCAGCAATTTTCTCCTCTGCCATTTCACATGTAATGTATAGTACGTTCCG